CTTCCAAGTCAATCGCGAGCGTGGTGGAATGGAAGAAGTAATCAGCGACGGCTCCGGCTCCGGCTCCGGCTACGGCGACGGCTCCGGCTCCGGCTCCGGCTACGGCTCCGGCTACGGCTCCGGCTACGGCGACGGCTACGGCGACGGCTACGGCGACGGCGACGGCTCCGGCGACGGCGACGGCGACGGCTACGGCGCCGAGGCCGACATCGTGGCCTAACGAAAGGCGCGCGCGATGAGCGACGGCGAGCACCTCGTGTGGATTCTGTTCGTTGTCGCCGTCGGCGCGGTCGCAGTCGTCGTGACGGCGCTCGCGTCGCCGTCGCGCCCGTGCCTCGACGCCACTGCCGCGCCCGGGGTCGCCTGTCCACACGGCGCCTCGCTCGTCGTCGAGGGCGGCGTGGCGGTCTGCCGGTGCCCCGCCGACGGGGGCGCGCCGTGAGCGCCGACCCCGCGCTGGCGGTGCTCGAGAGCTTCGCCGCGGAGGCGGAGCGGCTGGCGGCCGGCGCCGCCCGCTACGACTGGCGCAAGATCGCCCGGCCCGAGCAGCTTGCGCCCGCTGGAAGCTGGCGCGTGTGGCTCCTCCTCGCGGGCCGCGGGTTCGGCAAGAGCCGCACCGGCGCCGAGTGGATTCGCGAGCAGGCCGAGAGCGGGCGCGCGAAGCGGATCGCCCTCGTCGCGGCGACGGCCTCGGACGTGCGCGACGTCATCGTCGAGGGCGAGAGCGGCATCCTCGCGATCTCGCCGCCGACCTCGCGCCCGCTCTACGAGCCGAGCAAACGGCGCCTGACGTGGCCGAACGGGGCCATCGCGACGACGTACTCGGCCGACGAACCGGACCGCCTGCGCGGGCCGCAGCACGACGCCGCGTGGTGCGACGAGCTGGCCGCGTGGCGCTACCCCGACGCCTGGGATCAGCTCATGTTCGGGCTGCGCCTCGGCACCGATCCTCGCGTCGTCGTGACGACCACGCCGCGGCCAACGGCGCTGGTGCGCCAGCTCGTGCTGTCGGCCTCTACGCACGTCACACGCGGCTCGACGTACGCGAACCGGGCGAACCTCGCGCCCGCGTTTTTCGAGCAGATCGTGAAGCGCTACGAGGGCACGCGGCTCGGTCGGCAGGAGCTCGAGGCGGAGATCCTCGACGACGCGCCCGGCGCACTCTGGAAGCGTCCGATGATCGAAGAGGCGCGCATCGTCAACGCGCCCGACCTCGTGCGCGTCGTCGTCGCCGTCGACCCTGCCGTGAGCGCGCGCGCGGCGAGCGACGAGACGGGGATCGTGGTCGCGGGCGTCGACCGCGCGGGGCACGGCTACGTCCTCGAGGACCTCTCGGGACGCTACTCGCCCGCCGAGTGGGCTGCGCTCGTCGTCGACGCGTACGCGCGGCACCGGGCCGACCGCATCGTCGCGGAGGCCAACCAGGGCGGCGCGCTCGTCGAGGCGAACATCAGGACCGCCGACGCGAACGCATCGGTCGAGCTTGTGCACGCGACACGCGGCAAGGCCATCCGCGCCGAGCCCGTGGCGGCCCTGTACGAGCAGCGCCGCGTGCATCACGTCGGCGTGCTCGCGGCACTCGAGGATCAACTCACGGGCTGGGATCCTACGACCGCGGAGCAAAGCCCCGACCGGCTGGACGCGCTTGTGTGGGCGGTGACGTCGCTGCTCGTCGATGGCGGCCCGCCCCCCGCGCAGCGCGCGCCATCGTTGCGCGCGGACTACTCGCTCGACACGCAGGGGATTGGGTGAGCCGGGCGCTCCCCGGCAGAGAGGACCGACATGGAACCCGAGATCGACACGACCGACCCGATGGCGACGATCGCCGAGCTCTCGAACCGGCTCTGCGCCGCGAACGCGAAGCTCGACGAGAGCGAGGCCGCGCGGGTCGCGGCCGAGGGCGCGAGCATCGTCGCGAAGGCCGACGCCGAGAAGGCGCGCGCGGAGCTGCGCGAGGCGTGCGTGCTGCTCAAGGCGTACGTCGACGACTACGCCGCGACGCCGGCGCACCAGCGGGCGCTGCGCGCGGGCGCGGTGCTCCAGCGCGCGGCCGCGATCGTCGGAGGCGCGTCGTGAGGCCGCGGCAGCGCGTCGGCCGCGCGGGGCTCACGCTGTGGTCGTGGGTGCAGTTCACGCTGTGGGCGATGGGGCAGCCGCGGTGACGCCGTTAGGCCAGCGGTTCATAGACGACGCGCTCGCGTGTCACTGCGGCGAGCGGATGCGCCTCGACACGTGGCGCGGGCCGCGCGGCGTGTTTGAGTGCCCGCGTGGGCACGTCGCCGAGGTGAGGCCGAACGGTGGGCACAGATTCGTGAGCGCCGCGGAGGAATGCACTAGCGCCACGCCGCAGCGTGGTTAGGCCGCGAGGAGGACCATGAAGCTCACGCGCGCCGACCTCCTCGCCCTTCTCCGCTGGTGCGCGTCGCACCCGCGCGAGGCTGCGCGCGAACTGCTCACGCACGGCACGACGGGCCTCGTCGATGCGTGGGAGACGGCCGAGCTTGCCGCGATGCTCGCGGCCGAGGAGGAGCGCCAAGCGTCGGCGCGGCGCGTGGTGGGCGAGGTCATCGACGCCATCGTGCGCGAGACGCGCGAGGAGCGGACGGAGGTCTACGTGGGCACGCCGATGTTCGCGATGACGGTGACGGACGAGCGGTGGAGGTGGAACTGATGAGATCGACGTTGCCCCCCTGCGATGACCTCCGCTGGTACTGGTGCGACGCCGAGGCCGCGATGGGCCGGCGCTCCGCGGGCACGGAGCCGTCCGCCGGCGGTGGCGGTGGCGCGCCGGACCGCGCCATGACGGACCGGCGCATCCGCGCGACGACGCGGCACCGCGACCTCCGCACGAAGCTCGCGCGGCTCACCGCCGAGCACGTCGCCGTCCTCGCCGCGGCGTACGGCCCTCAGCGCGCGCCCGCGGAGGCGCGGCGGCTGCTCGGCGAACTCTACGGCGTCGCGCTGCTGACGGGCATCGTCGTCGACGCGGCGGCGAGCACGGGCCGCACGCGCGAGGCATGGCTCACCGGCCAGTGCGTGTCGCAGACGAGGGCGAAGCGCGAGACGATCGCGCGCGTCGTGCGCGCGGCCGAGCGGCTGTTCGAGCCGGCGTGGGAGGCGTGGAGAGAGGCGGTGAAGCCGTGAGCAAGCGGCCGATGAGCGACGCCGAGATCCTCCGGAGGGCTGGCGAAATCGCACAGCGCGTCTCCGCTGCCGCCGCGTTCCTCGGCGGGCTTGGGGGCGGCTGATGGCAGACGACGCGGACGCCCTGCGCGCGCGGCTGGCCGAGCTCGAGGCGCGTGTCGAGAGCCACCCCGCGACCGCGAGCGAGTCGTCAAAGCTTCGCGGCTGGAAGGAAATCGCCGACTACCTCCACGCGGACGTGCGCAGCGTGCAGCGGTGGGCGACGCGCGCAATCGACCCGCTGCCCATCGCGCACGACCACCTCGGCGTGGTCGCGGTGCGCTCGGCGCTCGACCGCTGGCGATGGGACCAACTCGTCCCGTACCGCGTGCACGTCGAGCGCGTGAGAGCGCGCGCCGTGTCGCGCCATGGCGCATCGAGGCGCGAACGCCCGTAGGACGTAGCCAACCGCGCGGTGCGATTGCCGCATCGTGCCGCTAGCGGTCCACCGCGCGCGCGATACGATAGGCATGCTGGCATTGCCACGACGGCAGGCCAGCGACGCCGCATCGCACGAGCCCCACGGGGAGACGCGAGCGGCCACGGGGCGCGCAAGCCCCGACTTGGACGGGCTGGGCATCGGCGAGCCCAAGGCGCTGTAAACGCCCCGCCTCGGCTGTGCAGGTTCGTATCCTGCCCCGTCCACCAAGCGCTTGACGCCGTCCCCCTCCGGCGCCGGGCGCTGTCGTTCCACCAGGGCGCGCGAGTCCTCACGGGCTCCCTCCTCGCGCGCTCGCCTCTCGACGAGGTCACGCATGGCCAAGCAGCCGCCGCGCGCGGACCTCGAGACGCCGGTCGCCCCGTGGCCGACGGTTGACCGCTACCCGATCGTCGTCGGGCAGTCGCTCACGCTCCAGTACGTCGCGAGCGCGTTTCGCAACGCGCAGACGGGCTACCGGCGCGAGTATGTCGACCTCCTCGACGAGCTGCTCGAACGCGAGCCGCATGGCTACGCGGTGCTTCAGCAGCGCATCATGGCCGTTGCCGGCGGTCGCATCGAAATCGCGCCCGCGGTGACCGACGAGACCGACCCCGCGCACGACCTCGCCGCCGAGATCGCCGCGACGTGCGACCGCCAGGTCAACGCGCTCCCGAACCTGCGACCAACGCTTGCATGGCTGCTCTGGTCGCTCTACTACGGCGTCACCGCGTGCGAGGTCATGTGGGGCCGTGACGGCGCCGAGTGGGCGCCGCGTGAGCTCGTCACCATCCACTCGCGCCGCCTCGCGTACCCCGACCCGGGCTCGTGGGATCTGCGCCTGTGGGACATGGGCACGGTGCAGGGTTGGGATCCTGCCGCGTGGGCGTCGCAGGCGATGCTTGGCCTTCGCCTCGCCGACTACCCCGGCAAGTTCATCGTCCACGTCGCGCAGCTTCGCGGTGACTACCCGACGCGCGACGGCCTGGGCCGGCAGCTCGCGGACTGGTTCGCGCTCAAGCGCATGGCCGCGCGCAGTTCGGCGCAGTACCTCGAACGCTTCGCGAAGCCGTGGGCGATGGCCTCGTACGCGACGAGCCACGACGGCAAGCCGCGCGCAGCGAACCAGGACGACATCAACAACGCCGACGCCGCGATGCGGTCGCTCGGCATCGGCGCGCTGTCGAGCTACACCGCGCCCGACTCGATCAAGGTCGACCTTCGCAACCCCGACGGCAACGGCGGCAAGGCGAAGATCGGCTATCGCGAGTTCATCGAGCTGGCGAACGCCGAGATCAGCAAGGCGGTGCTCGGCCAGACGCTCACGACCGACGCGGGCGCCGCGGGCTCGCGCGCGCTCGGCGAGGTGCAGAAGCGAGGCGCGCTTGAGCTCGCCCGCTACGACGCCTCGTGTCTTGCGGACACGCTGCGGCGCGATCTGCTCACGTGGACCGTGCGGCTCAACTTCCCCGGCGCGCCGCTGTCGCTCGTGCCTCACGTTCGCGTGCACGTCGACGAGGAGCCGAGCCACGAGACCGTGATCGCGGTGCTCGCGAAGGCCGCGGCAGCGGGCATGCCGGTCGACGCCGACGCCGCCGCGCAGCGGCTCGGCCTCAAGCTCACGCCGAACGACACCGGCAAGCCGCGGCGCCTCGCGCCCGTGCAGCCCGTCACGCTCGGCGACCTCACCCGAACCGACGAGGAACTCGCGGCGCCGCCGCCCGCTCCCGAACCGCAGTCCGCCGATGACGGCGGCGAGACACTCCCTCCGCTGAACTGAGGCACCGCCATGGCGACCAGCACCATCACCGTCCCCGACCGTCAGCTCGTCGGCTACAACGTCCAGGAGATCGCGAACAAGCTGTCCGACGTCGCGACCGCCGCCAAGGCCGACATCGAGGGCCTCACGGCCGCGTCGCTCGGCGCGACGGCGGCGACGCAGCCCGGCACCGCGAGCGCGGGCGCGGGCTCCACGGCGTCGAAGATCGACCACGTCCACCCGCCGGCCGCGATGTCCGTGCGGTTCGCCGCGGACGCGCTCGCCGCCGACGAGATCGCCGAGACCGTCGCACTGCGCGTGAAGGCCGCGTCGACGCTGACGAAGCTGTACCTCATCCCCGACGACGCGCTGACGGCGAACGACACCAACTTCAAGACGATCACGGTCGCGAAGCGCGACGGCGCGGGCGGCGCGGGCTCGACGGTCGCCGAGGTCACGACGGAGACCACGGGCACCGGCGACTGGGTCGCCTTCACCAAGATCGACATGGGCTCGCTCACGGGCGCGGTGCTCGCGGCCGGTTCGATCCTCACGGTCGCCACGGCCAAGACGGCGAGCGGCGTCGCTCTCCCCGGCTGGACGCTCGTCGCCGAGTTCGGCTGATAGGCGGGCAACATGGCTGCGACGAAGCGACGCGCGAAGGCGCCCGCGGGGGGAGTGGTGCGCGCGGACCTCGGTGTCGACGACGTGCACGTCCCTGCCGCGACTGGCGCGCAGCGGCGCAAGCGTCGTCGCAGCCGCCTGTCCGTGCGCATCGGCGCCGACCACTCGATCGAGATCCGCCACGCGGGCGACGCGTCGCCGGACGGGGTGCTCTGCCGCGAGGCGATCGAGCTCGCCGATTCCGACGCGGGCGACGCGCCGGTGTGGATCCAGATCGCCAAGCTCGGCGCGTTCAAGGGCCACCCCGCGGGTCCGTTCGCGCTGACCCCGGAGACGTTCGACGAGATCGTCCGCAACTTCCGCGCGACCGCGAACAAGGCCGTGCCGATCGACTTCGAGCACGCGAGCGAGGCCGACCCGACGAGCGGCAGCGTGCCCGTGCTCGGCGCTCCGGCGCAGGGCTGGATCCGCGACCTCGACAACCGCGGCACGTCGGGGCTGTGGGGCCTCGTCGAGTGGTTGCCGCAAGCGCGGCAGTACATCCGCGAGGGCGCCTATCGGTACCTCTCGCCGGCCATCCGCTTCGGTGCGCGCGACCGCGTGACGGGCGCGCAGATCGGCGCGCGGCTGACGAGCGCGGCCCTCACCAATCAGCCGTTCCTCGACGGCATGGCGCCGCTCGCGGCGAAGGACAAGCCCATGACTCACAGCGTCCCTCACGGCGCGATGATGCCGGCGCTTCGCGCCGCGCTGCGCCTCGACGAGCTCGCGCCGCCGACCGACATGCGGGCGAAGCTCGCGAACCTGCGCGCCGCGTGCATGGTGGCCGACGACCCGCTCGGCACGCACGAAGGCGTCGACCTCGGCGGCTACGTGTCGGCGCTCCGAACGTGCGTGAATGCGCCCGCGACGTGGCAGCTCGACGAACTGTTCGACGCGATCGAGTCGCTCATCCACGCGGCGATCGAGCGGCACGAGCTCGAGATGCACGGCCCGCACGACGAGGCCGACGAAGACGAACCCGCCGACGACATGGCGGCCAGCGAAAGGAGCGCCGCCATGGCGGACACCGACAACACGATCAAGCTCTCGGACCATCAGGCCGAGGTCGACACGCTCACTGGCAAGCTCACCGCCGCGATGGCGGAGCTCGACGCCATCAGGGCCGAGCGCGACGCGCTGCGCGCCGACGCGGACCGCCGCACGATGGCGGACCGCGAGCGCGAGGTCGACGAGGCCATCGCGAACCACGCGCGGACCAAGGGCATCGGCCCGCAGCACAAGGCGGCTCTCCTGTCGTGGCTCTGCGCCGACGCCGAGGGCTTCCGCACGCTCTACCCGCGCAGCGCGGCGCCCTCGCCGCAGGCGTACCTGACGCAGCCGCTCACGACGACGCGCGAGCCCGAGGCCGCGCCCGTGTCGGCCGACTTCGCCACCCTCGCGGACAAGTACCGCGCCGAGGGCAAGACCAACGAGGAGGCGATCTCGCTCGCCTTCAGGCAGACCCGCGCCGTCTCGGCGCGCTGACCCAGGAGAACCAACATGGCCCAGATCAACCAGGTCAGCGGCGCACCGCTTCTCGACCTGCCCTGCAAGAACACGAGCGGCAGCGACATCGCGGCCGGCTACGCCGTCATCCTCGACACGTCCAACCCGCCCTCGAGCGGCACGGCGCCGGGCGTCACGCTCCCCGCGAGCGACGCGAACGCCTTCGGCGTGACGGTCGACGCGATCCCGAACGGCAAGATCGGCCGCGTGCGCGTGGCCGGCATCGCGGTGTGCACGTCGTCCGCGACGCTGCACGTCGGCGACTACGTCGAAACCGACAGCGCCGGCAAGGTCCGCGACCTCCAGGCCGGCAACTACCAGCTCGGCATCTGCCTCGGCGAGGCCGTCAGCGCCGACGCCGTCGCGGTGCTGCTCGCCCAGGCGAAGAACGCCTAACCGCGCCCACCGCGGAGAAAGCCAATCACCATGAGCTTCCCCAAGATCACGGTGCGCGACGCGGAGACCGGCGCGCCCTCGACCCTCGACCTCCACAACAACACGATCACGATGACGGCCCAGGACGGCCGCCTCGTGACGATGGATCTCGGCCAGTCCGACGTCCACATCGACGCCGCGCTCGCGAACTACGCCGCGGGCTACAAGCTCGCCCCGGGCATCGCCGACGAGGTCTGCCCCGTCATCCCGGTCGACAAGGCCAGCAACAAGTTCTTCACCTGGGACAAGGACGACGTGTTCCAGGACGCGGAGGATCTCATCGTCGGCCCCGGCGCCGTCGTGAAGGAGATCAGCCCGCGCCTGTCGAGCGCGACCTACACGACCACGAGCTACGGCATCGGGTCGTTCGTCCCGACCGAGGTGGCAGCGAACGCGGACGCGCCGCTCGCGCCGGAGATGGCCGCGATCCGGCGCTGCCTCAACGCCGTGATGCTCGGCCGCGAGCGCCGCGTGGCGTCGCTCCTCACCACGTCGGGCAACTGGTCGGGCGGCAGCGTCACCGCGCTCGGCGGCACCGCGAAGTGGAACGCGGGTAGCGCGTCCGACCCGGTGCGCGACCTCTACACCGCGATCGAGGCGAGCCTCACGCCGGTGCGCGCGATCGCGATGAGCGAGCGCACGTGGCACGACTTCGTGCAGAACGCGGCCGTGCAGAAGTACGTCGCGGCCAAGACGATGGTGCAGCCCATCGCGAGCAACGGCGAGGCGTCGAACTTCTCCGCGCTGCTCGGCCTCCCGCCGATCCTCATCGGCACGATGAAGGGCAAGGCGTCCTCGGGCTACGGCTACGTGTGGGGGAACAACGTCGCCCTCCTCTGCAACGACCCGTCGGCCCCGAAGGACGGTCAGACGATCGCCACCGCGTACACGTTCCGCTGGACGGGCGCGGGCTCGTCGGACGGCAACATGATGGGCGGCTTCCTCGTCCGCTCGTACTACGACCCGTCGCGCGGCGCGCGCGGCGGCAAGAAGATCGTCGTCGTGCACAACGACGCCGAGGTGATGACGTCGGTCTACGCCGGCGCGCTCATCACCGGCGCGCACCAGTGACCCGCGCGAGGTAGGCCATGGGCTACATCACCGGCACGGACCTCCAGGCCGCGCTGTCGCCCGCGACTTACCTCGCGGTGTTCGACGACTCGAACGTCGGCACCGTCAACACCTCGGCTGTCGCGCTCGTCCTCGAACGGGCACACGCCGAGGTGGCGTCCTACCTGCCGCGCATCACGCGCACGTACCCCGGCGCGATCCCGAGCGCGGTTCAGTCGCTCCTGCGCGCCGCGGAGCTCGAGTACGCGATGGCGTTCGCGTTCGAGCGACACCCCGAGTACGTGCGCAGCTTCGGCGAGGGGCCGCGGCTCGACATGTTCAAGCGCGCGCGGGCGCGCATGGAGGCCATCGCCACGGGCGCGCAGTACGCGACCGGCGACGCGGTGGCCCCGCTCAACCCTGCGCCTGTGACCGGCGGCATCGTCGTCGCGAGCGGGCCGCGGATGCTCGTCGACTCGCTCGACGGCACGAGCAACGGCGGCGACTTCTAGGAGGCACCATGCTCGACGTCTCGGTGGAGATCGACCTCTCCGACCTCGAGCGATGCCTCTCCGCGATCGACGGCGAGCTCGCCGCCGGCTGCCGCGCCGCCGTGCAAGCGGCCGTTGTCGAGGCGCCCGCGGAGGCGCTCTCGGTGCGCCGCTGGCGCAACCGCACCGGCGAGGCGCAGCGCCTGACGCGCGGCTGGATCACCGGCCTCACGCAGATGGGCGCCGAGGGCATCGTCGCGAGCGACGCGCACTACGCGAGCTACCTCGACGCGGGCACGCGCCCGCACCTTATCAAGCCGCTCGACTACCACTGGGGCGCCGGCCGCTACGTCGTGCCGCGCTCGCGCGTGACCGGCAAGCGCGTCCGCGGCGTGAGCTTCGGCGCGGGCCGCGGCAAGTTCCTCCGCTTCATCGGCGCGAGCGGTCGCGTCGTGTTCGCGCGTGTCGTGAAGCATCCCGGCACGCGCGGCGACGGCTACATGGGTGCGGCCTACCTCAAGGCCGAGCGCGCCATGGCGCGCGAGATCGACGTGGGCATCGCCCGCGCGCAGGCGGTGGCCGATGGCTGACACGTTCGGCGCGCTCGCGCTTCCGCTCGTCGTCCCGTCCGCCGGCCACCAGCCCGGCGACGCCGCGCTCGGGCCGCTGTCGTCGTTCTGCGCCGCCGTCTTGAACGCCTACGGCACGACCGCGTGGCAGTCCGTCGCGCCCGGCATGCCGTGCGTGCGGCAGACGTTCACGCACGACCCGACCGACTACGTGTTCAACGAGCGCGACCTCCCCGCGCTCTACGTGACGCGCAACCGCGGCAAGGCCGAATGGCTCGCCGACGACTGGGCGATCTCGCGCGACACCATCGCGGCGTGGTGGGTGTTCCCGCCCGCGCAGCAGGCGACGCAGCGCGTCCGCGACAACATCACGAACGGTGTCGTGCGGCTTCTCCAAGCGGCCATCGCGCGCGGCGCAGACCCCGCGTGGCAGTGGTCGGGCGACACGCGGCCGACCTCGACGACGCTCGCCGCAGCGCCGACTGCCGTGCGCGCGTCGCACGCGACGCCGACGAGCTCGACGAGCTACTCCGGCGCGGCGCTCGACGGCGCCATCGGCGGCGGCACGGTGTCGCCGCCGCGGCCCGTCACGCTCACGCTCGGCGGCGACGCGGACGGGTGGACCGTCGGCTCGACGCTGGCGGTGCACTACGTCGACCGCCTCGGCTTCGCGCGCTCGGAGGCGTTCACCGTGGCCGCGGTGCCCCGCACGTTCGCCACGGGCTACGACGCGGCCGCCGTCACGAGCATCGACGTCGACGCGCAGGCCGACACGACGGGCACGCTTTCCGTTGGGCTCGGCGCGTACGCCGGGCACGGCTCGCCGCTGCTCGGCGTGACCGGCGCAACGTGGCTGGACCTCGAGGACTGGAAGGACTCGATCCTCCCGATCCAGATGGGCAACGGCGGCGACGTCCGCAACTACGACGCGCTCGAACTGACGTTCTCGATCGTTGAGAAGTGCACGACCGACACGGCGAACGCGGCACGCTTCACCGCGCAGGACGTCTCCGGCCACGGGCCGCACGTGACGCTGACGCGCGACGACGGGACTCCGATCGAGTCCTCCGATCTACCGACTCCCTGAGAGGTTCCATGGCCATCCTCCCCGGCACGCGGACGTTCCGCGTCGTCGCCAATCCCTACTGCGCGCTCGACGCGAACGGCAACCCGTGCGGCGCGGTCGCGCTCGACCCCGACGCGTCCAACGGCGCGGAGCGGCACATCGGCGCGAAGCGCACGACGCGCACGCTCGTCAAGTTCGGCGGCGTCGACTCGCGCGGGCGCACGCTCTCGGACCCGCGCGGAGCTGGCCTGTACGAGACCACGTGGGCGTTCTCGGCCGAGCCCGTCGAGGTGCACGACACGCCCTACCACCGGCAGCGCCTCGCGTGCGGCGAGCTCTTCGCGGCCGACCGCGAGACCGCGCAGGCGCTCGGCGTCGCGTTCGTCGAGCCCGACAAGGCGCTCGCCGCCGCGAAGTCCGCGGCAGCGCTCGCGCACGCGCAGGCGCACGGCGCCCCGCCCGCGTGGGCGGTCCAGAACAACCCCGCGCCGAAGTCGGCCGCGGCCAGCAAGTGACGGAGTGACCATGGCCATCACGATTCTCGGCTTCGCGTCGACCGACAAGGTCCCTGGCTTCGTCGGCGAGACCGTCTACGGCGCCGGCGCGATCTCGCTCGGCTCGATCCCCATCAAGCTCCTGTGCGTCGGCGGCATCTCGACGGACGGCGACCTCACGCCCGACACCGAGATCCGGCAGATCTTCTCGGCGGGTGACGCCGCGACCGCCGCGGGCGCCGGCTCGGAGCTCCACGGCATGCTCACGAACGCGCTTCGCGTTCCCGGCGTCCGCATCTACGCGGCGACGGCGACCGAAGCGGGCGGCGCGGCGGCGGCGACGGGCACCATCACGATCGCTGGCACGTGGTCGACCGCGGGCACGTTCGTGTACCGCATCGGCGGCGTCCTCGTGACGGGCACCATCCTCGGCACGGACAACGCGACCGCCGCGGGCGACGCGATCGAGGCCGCGATCAACGCCGTCGCCGAGTGCCCGGTCACCGCGAGCAACACGACCGGCACGGTCACGCTGACCGCGAAGACGAAAGGCGCGCGCGGGAACCTCATCTACGTTGCGCAGGACGCGTCGCAGCTCCCGAGCGGCGCGACGTCGACCCTCGCGGGCGGCACGGGCGTCACCGGCGGCATCACGCCGCTCTCGGGTGGCAGCGGTACGGAGAACGTCACCGCGCTCCTCGCGACGCTCTACGCCGGCACCTACGACACGCAGGCGTGGGCGACCAACGACGCGACGAACCTCGGCAAGATCAAAGCGCAGCTCGTCGCGAAGGCCGGCCCGCTGGAGAACCGTCTCGAGCACGCCGTGTTCGGCGCGAACGGCACGTACGCGGCGGCCAAGAGCCTCGCGCAGACCACGTGCAACGCCGAACGGATGCAGTGCGTCTGGCAGCTCTACGGCGAGACGCAGCCCGCGGCGACGGCCGCGAGCATGGCGGCGATCCGCGTGCAGTACCAGCAGGCGACGCCGAACGCGAGCTTCGACGGTGTGCTGCTCCCCGGCGTCGCGCCGCAGTCGCAGCGCGCCGATTGGGCCATCCGCTCGACGCAGCAGGCTGCGCTCGACGCGGGCGTCACGCCCATCGTCACGACCGAGGGCGACGTCACGAGCGCGCAGGTCGTCCGCGCGATCACGACGCATTGCCTCGACGGCTCGAACCCCGACTACCGCACGCTCGACGTGGCCGACGCCGTCGTCCCCGACTACGTGCGCCGCTACCTCGACCTGTACTGGACGACCTCGTACGTCGTGGCGAACCCCTACGTGCGCGCGAACCCGACGAGCGAGGAGCGCGACCCGCCGGCCGGCGTCGCGACGCCCGCGCGGTGGAACTCGCAGGTCGCGACCATCCTCCAGGAGCTCGAGGGGGCGCTCGTCCTCACGGGCACGCGCACGACGGCGGGGCAGCCGCTCTCCGAGTTCGACGAGACGGCGAAGCGCATCATGAGCGCGGTCCCGACGTACCGGCTGCCGCACCAGCACCAGATCGGCGTGAGCATCCGCGCGCAGTAGCGCCGCGCTGACAGGCAATCACCACCGCACGAGGGCCGCCGCTGGCGGCCTTCGGCGTTTCTGCGCCCTGCGGCGCCCGGAGACTCCCCATGGCCGAGACCGTCCGCCCGTCCTCTCTCTACCTCGCCGGCAAGAAGATCGCCGAGTGCTCCGGTGGCTCCGTCACCGTCAACACCGGGTCCGAAGTGCAGATCGGCGACGGTGGCGCGATCGCCGTCACCGACGGCGCGATCACGCTGGAGGCTTCGTTCGACTGCGTGATCCCGGTCGCCGGGATGCAAAAGGACGTGGTCGCCGTCCTGCTCGATCAGACGTACATCAAGCTGGCGATCCCTTACGCCGGCAAGCTCCTCCAGGCCGAAGGCAAGATGCAGTCGGCCGATCTCAAGTGGGACCAGAAGGCCGGTACGTTCACCGGCAGCTTCAAGTTCATGGGCCTCACGCCGAAGCTGGCCTGACGCATGGGCGCGTTCTCGACCATCGCGGCCGGCGCGCGCGCGCGTAAGCGCGTCGAGGCGACGACGATCGCCGGCGACACGTTCGCGTGCGAGCTTCGGCCGCTGGTCGGCGACGATGACGCGCTCGTGTTGCAGCGCGCACGCGAGTTCGCGATCGCGCGTGGCGTGGCCGAGCCGAAGGAAGGCGAGCCGCTGTACGAGCTCGCCCTCGCCGTCGAGTCACTCGCGATCGCGTGTGTCGACCCCGACGACGGCTCCAAGCCCTTCTTCGACGGCGGCGCCGCGCAGATCCGAGCGCACCTCGACCGCGATCGGATCCTGTACCTGTACGAGACGCTGACGACGTGGCAGGCGTCGTTCAGCCCGCGCGAGCACAAGCTCGACTGGCCCACGTTCGTCGCGACGGTCTACGAACTGGCGACCTCCGAGGAGGCGGACGCGGACGCCCCTTTCGCGAGGTGGCCGCACGGTACGCTCGTGAGCTTCACGCGTACTTTGGCGCGCCTGTGGTGGACCTCTCTCGCGCCCAAGTCGCCCTCTGGTACGGACTCCGCATCGCCCACGAGCAGCGCGCCGAACGCGAGCGCAAACGGTAGCTGAGTGCCTGCCTTCTCTGCCGTCGTCGCAGCATCGAAGCGCCCCGCCGAGCGCGTCGTCGCCCTGCCTCCGACCGCGTACGCGGGTACGTGGGAGGGCGAGCGCCCGCAGACCGTGCAGCCCGTCGGCCTCCGCGCCCTGTCCGAGGGCGACATCGAGACGGCTCGCGCCGAAGCCGCGCGCATCGCGTGGGAGGCTCACCCCGAGCGCCAGGGCGGCGCCGAGGCCGCGGCGCTCCGCGTCGCCGCGTACGAGGACGCCGAGATGCGCCTCGCCGTCGCGCGTGCCGCGTGCAAGCCCGACGACCAGTCCGCGCCGTTCCACGAGCTGCCCGACGACTGGGCCCGGTTCGCGCTGACGCCCGCCGGCGTGCGGCTGCTCTGGGATGAGCTCGAGCGGCTCACCCTCGAGACGTCGCCGACGGTGCCGCACGCGACGGCCGAGGAGTGCGCGGAGCTCGCCGCGCTCGTCGCCGACCCGGCCGCGTGGGCGCGCCTCGACGACGTCGCCGCGGGCCGCGTGCGGCGCCTCCTGTCCGCGTGCCTGACCGCCTTGCGTGGGGAGGGCTGAGCCATGCCCGCGATCCGCATCACGCTCGCCGCGTCGCTCGGGCGGTCGGCGTCCAACATCTTCCGCCCGCTCGTCGACGCGGCGAAGCAGGCGCGCGCGCAGATCGAGCGCGAGCTCGCCGGCATCGGCGCGGGCAGCCGCGGCGCGTCGCCGTACCGCGGCCTCGTGACGGAGGCCGAGAAGGCGAACCGCGCGATGGTCACGTCCGCGGAGCGCCGCGTGCGCGACATCGAGCGGGCCGAGCGCCGCGCGATGAACGATCGCCAGCGGCAGCTCACCGCGCAGTCGCGCGAGTTCGACAAGGCGCAGCGCGAGGCCGACCGCTCGCCGACGCTCTTCGCCAGGCGCGCGTCGTGGCGCGCGGCGCGCACGTTCGACTCGATCGTTCGCGGCGGCGTCGGCCTCGCGGGCGACATGGCGCGCGGCGCCGGCGTGGACTTCAACCTCGGCGGCATGATCGGCCG